CGGGTCTCAACCGACATGACTCGAACCAACTATCGCTGGTCAAAGCCATGGGGTGGTAATTCCCCGTTACCTCGCCATGGTGAGGGTGTGGCAACCTTCTTCCAAGAAGGCGAAAGCGCACTCTCCTAATAATATAGGAGGAACGCCTATGACCAAAAAGACCGGCGTTTTGAACAAATCAATGGATTACACCATTAGATCTGCCAAAATGCTGGGATCCCTGGACATGAGCCCTTTAGGTCGTGTAATAACGGACTTATTCCATGATATTGAAAAGTATCATGGGACACGTCAAGCTATTGCACAACTCAAGGCTTATTACCAAGAGTCCATAAGATTTTCTTGTGGACTCAAAGTAACACCGGTCTCTCCGATATGGGTTAAGAGAGGGAAGGATAATTATCCTAACGTCCTTAACCGATTTCGAAAACCCTTACGAGAAGGGTCAACTCTAGAGAGAAGAATGTGTCTTAGTATTCTAAGAACATTTGAATCAATAGAGTTGCGACCAATACCTGACTTGTCGAGTGTAATCTCGCCAAGTACAGGCGCCTCGGGCTTCGCCTCAATCCGTAAATCTTGGGATAACTTTTTATCAAGATCTCGTTTTGCGAGAATCATGATGAAAAGATATGTCAAGAATCGGGACCAGGCGCGAAGCAACACGTTCTTCCGCTTGCACTTTTCTGCCAAGAAAGGTGTATGCGGACCAACATGTTGCACTGCTGGTGTTCAAAGTCTCGCCCTTACTGATGAGATCCTGGAAGTTCTCACAAAGTTTAACGATGAGTTCCGTTGCGGAACAACATTCGCTAAAGTTGTGAAAGACAACCAAAGATCTTACAGTTCAGGAAAAGACTTGTTCCCAAATTGTAACAAGGAGGTTCTTACTTCTAATCTAGGTAAAATTTCTTTTATCCCAGATAAAGGAGGTAAGACCCGACTTGTTGCAATCGGGAACTATTGGATCCAAGACAGTCTACTACAGCTTCATAAGGTCCTTTACAAGATCTTAGGAAGTTTGCCAGTAGATGGGACATATGATCAAGAAAGTCAATTTGAGAGAGTTCGTCAACAATCTCTTATTGGACCTGTTTGGTCATATGACCTAACTGCCGCGACCGATAGATTTCCTATCGAACCGCAGCAATCTGTCCTGGAACACCTTAGTAAAGATATGGGATCAACTTGGAGTAAACTCCTAAGTATGATGTCATTTCTTTATGAAGGTAACCAATATAAATACCGAGTAGGGCAGCCCATGGGTTTATATAGCTCATGGGCCTCTTTCGCGCTAACTCACCACTTCGTTGTACAATATTGTGCATGGATCGAAAAGGAAGAATTTCCTTTCGATAAATACGCAATCTTGGGCGACGATGTGGCGATTTGGTCGGAGAAGGTTGCGAGGAGGTATCGGCGTCTTCTCTCTCTCTTTGATGTTAACATCTCAGAGAGTAAATCCTTTACGCCTGAATCGAATAAAGGACCCTGCGTAGCAGAGTTCGCTAAACGAATCAGTGATAGAGGACTAGAGATTTCACCTTTATCTCCCAACCAAAGTAAGGAAGCGTGGGAATCCTATGTGAATTTCCCACAATACCTTAACTGGCTGCAATCTCATCACTTTGAGGTAAGCACTATCCCGGCCTCGAAAGTTTCCCAGTTGGCAGGTTTACAACCCTACCGATTTAGAAACCTTTGTTGCTTGCTCCATGTATGGGAACTACTAAGAAGCCCTGTATTACAGGGTTATCAAGAGTATGAACCCGAGGAGTTTAGAATCTGGTTGAGCACCGAAAGGTTAACTCAACTAAGAAGTAAACTACTCATGGACCAAGCGTTAGATCTCTGGAAAGATTTATTCAATAATCCAGAAGAGACTAACAGGGATAAGCTCGAGGAAAGCTTAGGTCGGTGGGTATCAGATAATGATTACTTCTTAATAATCATGAGGACTCGTCTTCAAGATATTAAGGAGCTTAATCAAGGATTGATGGGAAGTCCGCTTAATTTCTTAAGCGGACTCCAATCAATGATGATTAATGCATCATTGTCTGATATCGAGTATATTCCACACATTGATTTTCACTCTCTTATGTCAGGTCTAACCCGACATGAAAGTAAGAAAACAATGCGCGGAAGATACATACAACGACTCGTAAAGGAGGCAAAAGCCACCATGAGAGACCTAGAGCGCAACGCTCAGTGATCCCCACAGGGGCCTGACTTTCACAAGTCGGGATATCCAACCTGAAGAGCGGGTGGCAACCCGCT